CACCTCTTTACCGTAAAGGGGTAGAGTTTCTCCTGAACTTGTGAGAATACCCATCTGTTGCATATGCCCAGGTTTATACTTTTTAATGGGTGGTCCTCGAAACTCAGGTTCGCGACGAACTTCCTGAGGACGCACCATCATTGTGGGAACTTTGACGGGGACCTTAACAACGCGAGGATTTTGGATGAGATATACGATGGCGATGGTAAGAACGACAAGGGTAGCCCAAAGAAATTGGGTCTTCGTCTTGTTCTTCATTACATTACTTTGAGATAATTTTGTTTGCCTTGAGCTTTTTCAACTCCTTCTTGAGTTTCTGCATGAGTTTGGAACTATATTTAAGGAAAATATTTGACTTAAAGACATGAAGGTGTTGGCGATCGACATCGGATACCACAATATGGGTCTTGTCCTAGCAGAGTCTGATGCGGGACCAAAAATCGAGGTTGAATATGTGAAAAAGGTCAGTCTCGAAGACTATAAGTACCTCCGTTCCAATGACATGGTAGATCTCATTCCTTTATTCGTGGAAGACCATCAAGACGTTTTTAACGCGGCTGATAAAATCCTCATAGAGAGACAACCCCCGGGGGGTTTTACGAATATTGAGATACTTTTGCACTACATGTTCAAAGATAAGGTTTCTTTAATTTCACCTGTGAGCATGCATACACATTTTGGTATGAGACATCTGGACTATGACCAGAGAAAGGAGCGAACAGTATCTATCGCCGAGAAATACATAGTAGGTGAAATTCCATACGAAAGGAAACACGACATTGCAGATGCGTTATGTATGATTGTGTATTACAACTTTCGAACCACGGTTCACTTCTTTGACAAGTTCAAATATTTTGCCAAGGTATAATAAATGCCAACTGCCAAGCAGCTTCAGAACGCCAAGAAAAAATTAAAGATGACACCCAAATCGACTGGGAACAAACCCAAACTCCCCAATCGTCTCACTTATATCATCATCGGTGTTGACCCCAAAACGAAGAGGGATCGCGAGTTCCTTAAGGCTGTGAGGGAGTACGCGAAGTCTCGTCCTTGACAATCTCCAGTGAGTTCGTAACAAACTCGAACATGTCGAAAATCTCATTCACGTTTCGCCTCTCGAGTGCTGCCTTGAGCTTCTCAATGTTGTAATCGAGAGAACGTTTCTCCTTATCCAGTTGGGTCATTTGTTTCTCCAGAGCTTCAATCTTCTTATCCAAAAACTTCGTAGTACTCTCGATAGTTCTATCCATTTTCTCAATCTCAGCCTCGTAAAACTTTTTTTGACGCTGGAGGATTTCACTCTTAACTTCTGAAGTTGTTCGATCGAGTTGCACTTCGAGTCTCTCGATCTTGTCTTGAACTTCGTCGAGTGTAGTCACATAATTACTCTGGTACTGCTCCTTGACGTTCTTGAGGCGAATGATCTCACTGCGAATCTTGATATCCATATCTGATTTATTTAGATTTCATTACTTTAATTATATTACTTAGGTCTTCAGTGAATCCTTTAAAGTGTCCTAGACGATATTGGACGAATGCCCACAATGCGAAAAATAGGGTCTTCGTCAATTTGTTCACCTCGTTATCTTCCATCTTGTATATGGGACCAACGACACGTCCCATGAAAGTCTCATCCTTGTGTTTACCAGTGACGAACATCTCGGCTTGTGTGAGAGCACACGTATCATCGTTCACCGACCAATGATAGAATAAGAATGGGATGAGCATCGAGTAGAACTCAAGATTCTTCTGATTATTTGTGAAGGGAACGATCAGTATCGCCAACAAGAAGATCACGTGAATGAAGAATATTATGTTCATCTACTATAAGATGTCCGAAGAAATTAATATGGAAGAATTGTGGAATGAGTATCACGAGAATGTCTTGCGCCAGTGGGGTGAAGCATCTGCATGTTACCGATACATGCACCATAGAGGTTTTTTACTCTACAAACGACTGAGTCTACGTTTTAATTTACCTGTCATTGTGTTATCTACTGTGACAGGGACGGCTAACTTTGCACAAACTTCATTCCCTGCGGGTATACGAAGCATTGTACCATCGATTATTGGTGGTATGAATCTAATTGCGGGTTTGATCGCCACAATCATGCAGTTCCTAAAGATCAACGAACTCCGTGAAAATCACAGAACAGCTGCGTTAGCTCATGGTGCGTTATCCAGGAATATTCGCCTCCAGCTGTCTCTCCCCAGGGAAGAACGTAAGAAAGAAGGTCTTAAATTCGTCGAAGAGTGTAAGGCTGAATATGATCGACTCATCGAACAATCGCCACCTATACCCAAAAACATTCTCATAAGTTTTGAGAAGGAGTTTCCCATTGATGGTGTATTCACAAAACCTGAGATATTGACGGTACGTCCCATTCCACTAATCAAATCACCAAAAACAGTCGAACCCATACGAGCGATAACAAAAGACACTCCATTTGAACGAGTGGGACAGTATCTCTCTAAAGAGGAGGAGTACGAGGAAGTGGAGGAAGAGGAAGAGGAAGAAGAGACAGACGTCGAGCAAGGTACACCAAAAGAATAAACATCACTACATTGGTAAGAATACCACAGACAACGTATGGTAAAATTTTTCTTTTTAAAGGTTCTACAATACGTTTATGTAGTGCGTCATTTCCTAGCACCAAATCTATCGCCTGATTAGTAAAGTCGTCGATGGATTCCTTCATTAAAATAGTTGAGCAAAAAAAAGATCCCATTGTGACGACGATCCACACGAAACAAATTGAACTTATTCGTCGATACATTCACGAAAAGAAGAATGTGTTCATCTGTGGTTCATTGGGTGTGGGGAAATCGTACATCCTGAAGGAAGTACTACGAGGATTGAATCATGTAGAGTTACAAGCTGAGCATCTCAAAAGTAAATCACTGTTTCTTCCGTTCATAAAAACGTCAAACAAGCATGTGTTCATAGAAGACTACGACCCTGTGTTCAAACCTATAATAGAACGCGTGTCCGATGGTGATCGTGTATCGAGGGGTTCTCTAATTATCACGACGACGAATATGTGTATGTATCCAAACTTTGAAACTGTAATTGTACCTAGACACAAACCAGAAGTTCTCAAGACGTTGACCGACAAAACTGGTCCCGAAATCGAAAGTGCTGCCATACGATGTCAGGGAAACATACGAAACTTTTTCACATATTTGGATGGATACGATGAGATGGATGACTTCGAGACACCAAAAGAATTTATAGCTGGAGTTCTATCGGACCCCGCACCGATAGAGATTTATGACAGTATATCCGAACATGGACACATCTGGGACATATTTCAGGAAAATTATCTAGATTCGAAGGGTGTCGACGTCACTAGAGCGGTTGAATCATTTTCGACGGCGGATATGTACGACACACAAATGTATTCACAGGGTAGTTGGTATTTGATGCCATACTTTGTTTTACATTCACTCACAGTTCCGAAGGCGTCTCTCGGTGAATCTCTCCAAAAAGATAAAATTCGTCCCGGAAGTTGTTGGACAAAGTTTGGAAATTATAAAATGCGTAAACAAAAGTACGAGGAAATTCGAAAAAAGTCGAGGATGGGTTTAAGTATAGAGGAATTGTGCTTATTAAAGAAATATGCAGAATCTGGAGACTTGGAACCAATGTTTGAATATAAAATTACTCCACAAGATTTTGACGTCATCAATCACCTCGCCGTCGGAAATGGCTTAAAACCGAGAGACGTCACAAGAGTAAAGAAAGCACTCAAAAATGCCCACAAGTGATGATGAGAAGGAGACTGATGATACTGAGTGCACCAAGGTTATCGGAAACGAGATCCTGTTTTATGGTGATGTCGACCGAGATAATGCCCTCGACTTTGTGGAGAAATTCAAAAAGCTGGAGATGAATCTTCTAAAAAAGAAGGCTGAACTTTTCGGTTACGAACCACAGATTAGGGTGCACATCATGAGTGACGGTGGAGATATATTCTCCGGTCTAAACATCATGAATGTTCTCGAGCGGTCGCGGGTAAAAGTTGTCACCATCGCACAGGGATCTTGTTGCAGTGCCGCGACGTTTATTCTTTTGGGTGGTTCAGAGCGACGAATGGGACGGAATGCATACGTTCTGATTCACCAAATTTCTACAGAGTTTTGGGGAAACTTTCAGGAGTTGAAGAATGAGATGAAGTCCACCGAAAAGTTCATGAAGATGCTCAAGAAGATGTACCTCACAAAGACGAGAATCCCTGATAAGAAGTTTAAGAAGCTCATGAAGAAGGACTTGTACCTCTCACCAGACAGGTGTCTCAAGTATAAAATTGTTGACGGCGTTGACTAATCGTGACAGAACGTTTATAGAGTGTGAGTAGACATAGGATTATAAATATGATACAAAACGTATTTAAATTTAAAGGTAAAGTTGTACTTTCTGGAGGCTTAAGTCGTTCCATTCTACCATAATTTACAACTGGCAGTGAAGACATCTATTTAAAGTTGAGAAATTATTTACTTGTATAATGGAACGCCTTATAAAGAAAGATAAAAACGGTCGCGAGCGTTTTATGGATATCCGTGTAGAGGACCTTGGTGATGGAACTGCTGACATCGTGAAGAGTACCGGGGTTGTTGACACAGATAAAGTGTCAGTGTCTCGAACGAATGTAAAGACTGGCTATGAAAAGGCTATCGCGCGTGCTCAAACAATATGGAACAATGAGAAGACCAAATGTACCCAAATCCTTCCAATGTTGGCGAACAAATGGGAAGATCGTCAAAAGTACATCTCTGAACCCTTCTACGTTCAACCCAAGTTGGATGGTGTTCGTCTTCTGGTCTCGAAAGACGGTGGCATTTCTCGAACGGGTAAGATCGTACCAGGAACTGAGATTCTTGGTAGAGGACTCATGGAAGGTGAATATATTGATGGTGAGGCATACGATTCTAGTATGTCCTTTGAGGAACTTACTAGCACGTTCAAGACTGATCCTCTCAAACTCAAGTTTCATGTATTTGATTATTTCGATATGAAAAATCCCGAACTTCCTTTTAGTGATCGTATGATTCAAGTACGCGGACTTACAAATTCTCACTATGAAATTGTTGAGACTTTTCATGTACAAAAACACACAGACATGCAAAGTTTTCATGATATGTTCATGAGTCAGGGGTACGAAGGAACGATGATTCGTGATTGTAACAGTGTGTACGAAATTGGAAAGCGAAGCAACTACCTTCTCAAGTACAAAGATTTCCAGACCGATGAGTATGAAATCGTGGATGTCAAAGAAGGTACGGGGCGAGAAAAGGGTGCCGCTATTTGGGTATGTAAAGTTGGTGACCACAAATTTTCGGCTAAACCAGAGGGTACTCTTGAATCGCGTAAAAAGTATCTCCAAGATAAGGACAAGTACATCGGAAAACAATTGACTGTTCGTTACCAAAATCTGACAACTTTGGGTATCCCACGTTTTCCCGTTGGTGTAGCAGTTAGAGATTATGAATAATATTAAGATATATAAATGAACAGAGTGGCGATCGACATCGATGAAGTCTTGGTGAATTTCTTGTACCCCATGGCGAAGCACCATCATAAAAAAATCAGAAAACCTAAATACAATTATGTGTATCGTGAAATTTTTGATATCGATGAAGTGACATCACAAAAAATGGTTCAAGATTTTTACAAGTCGAGAGATTTTTCGAAGTTGACGCCAATCAAAGGTGCCCAAAAGGCTATGTACGACATTCGTTGGAAAAGTAAAAAAATGTATGTCGTCACAGGGCGCCAAGATTCTGTTCGTGAAGAGACGGAACTTTGGATCGATCACTACTTTCCGGGTATTTTTGATGATGTAATTCTCACAAACAGTTATACCCCAAATGAAGTGAAGAAGTCTGATATATGCCGGGCTCTCAATATAGGTCTCATCATCGACGACAATAAAGGTATTTGTGATGAATGCATAGAGGCAGGTACAGACGCTCTAAACTTCGTAGGAGAAGAGGTGTATCCATGGTGCGAAGAGAGTGAAATAGGTATAAAGGGATGGAAAGACTTAAAGATATAATGTATGCCATTTTATGTAAACCTATTGTCATACACCCACCCAAGAGTAATCCCGTTTTAAGTGGTAAAGATTGTCGCATCGTAAAACTTACACCATCTCAAGTATCAGAAGATAAACTGGAACTTGAGATTTTGGAAGCACCCCCAATCGTAATTGACCCTACCGAACAGTCGAAAGATTCGTAATTCTACCATCCCTAGTCTTCATTAGGAGGACTTCATCACATTCACCACCCTTTATTACTAGTACAGCTTCTCCGCATTTTGTCCCACCCCCTTTGTATCTTTCACAAGCAATCTGTGTCTTATTTGTGATGTTCATGTCTTGGCTGTATCCCATGAATGTCCGGTCAACATCACCTTTCTCATCTGTAGCTTCTACCGTAGCCTTCACACAATATGATCCAAACTTACACTTCCGCTCCTCCTCTGTCGGTGGAGGGCAATCATTCACGATCGCCCTCGGCCTTCGACCAAATCGTTTCTTCAGAGGATAAAACAATACTTTGGTAATAGAGGACATCTCTTACCAGAGTTTGTGTTTGTTATTTTAAGTTCGTTTATGAAAGCTCTTCCAACCGGGTTCGAACCGATGACCTCGCGATTAACAGTCGCACGCTCTACCAACTGAGCTATGGAAGAAAAAGTCCTCTCTAGGTGAATCGAACACCTGACCCTTGGAACTACAGTCCACTGCTCTCCCAACTGAGCTAAGAGAGGAAAAGCTCCCACGTGGATTCGAACCACGGGCGGTGGATTCAAAGTCCACAGTGTTGACCAACTACACTATAGGAGCCACTTTATCTATATTTGGAATCTTTTCTTTAAGCTCATTTATGTACTTCATACTTATGAGTGAAACTGAGAACAAACTGGCGGAAGTGTTGGCGACGATCATCGGCACGACCGTGAAGTAAATGGAGTACACGAGACCTAGAGAACTCGCCAACATGTTGAGGTTCAAGAAGGAATAGTTGATGGCATGTGTATCCTTGGTTCTGTACACATGCACAACTTGTGGTACGAACATGATCGAGATGAGTATTGAGCTTGTCAAGCCAATTCCATCTATGACTTTATCCATACCTCTCAATAATTTCTTCCGTTTAAGTAAGTATGACTCTGTTCATCATATTGTTGATTTTATGTATTTTGGTCTTAGCCGATATGGAAAATGCTAAAACTCGGAGTAATTATGACTACAAATGTTTTTTACTCACGATGAAAAATCAGAAGGAGCGATATGAGAGATTCATCAAGAGTCACAAAGAAGATATTCCATTGGAAATCATCTATGGTTCAGATACACGACAGGTGAAAGTTGCTCGAGAATATGAAGATCAGATAGAGCCAGAATACTTCGAGAAGGCTCTAGAGATACATTACAATCCAATCGTGAAACGTCCAGACATTACCTATTTTAACTTGGGTGCCATCGGATGTTTCTTTGGACACATGGAGTTTTACCAGAGATGTTTTGATCAGGGTATCAAGTATGCTGTCATTTTCGAAGACAACGTCATCATAAAGTCTGATGAACTCTATGATCAGATCCAGAGTGTCATCGATGAAAAGGGGGATGACTTCGAGATGTGCTTTTTCCATTGTCTATCGAGACTTCCTGAAAAGAAAGAAGGAACTCTCGAAAAGGTGAACTGGATTTCGAGTACCAAGTGCTATCTCATTCACGTGGAAAACATGAAAGAGTACAAACGTTACTTTTTCCCTATGGATAACCACGTCGACATGAAACATGAGGATGTTATAGCCAAGGGTGCTCGAGTGTATTACAAAGATTTAAGAGAATATATACTCATCGACAGGACTCACAAGAGTCTCATTGGTCATAGTGACCACGGAAATCGAAACTTCTTCTCGAGACAGTTTCCTAACAAGACTCCCCACGAACTCAAGTGGGGATATTAGACAGGAGTGATTATAGCACAAGCGTCCTTAATACCTTTGTTGTAATCTTCTATAAACTTCGCATATTTAGCAGTGGAAGGATTACATAATCTTTTCCTAAAATCAGTGGCAGTTACCAACCCCATCTTAGCTAAACCACATCTTGATTTGTAGGCACTATCGTAAGCACTCTTAGGATCTTTTCCACCAATTATGAAAGCTTTAGGATATTTATAATCGGCGCCGTAGCGTTTATCACATTCACTCGTATTCACGGGATCTAAACTGGCTCGTATAGGTTTGATCACTCTCGTCTGTGTATAATATTTCACTTTAGGCTCTGTGTTATACAAGTATGCAAATACACCACTCGAGGAAGAACAACATAATAATAAAATCCAAAGGACCATCTTACTTATTACAAAGAAAACTATTTCATTACAAACTTCGTAGCGAATTCTACATAATCCGACTTCCATCCTCCCCAACTGTTATGTGAAGGGAAGCCCTCGTTGATCGTCACGACCCTCCCGTTCTGGAGGCGGATACGGATGCTGACAGGGCAGACAAGGAGAGGAAGGGACTTGAAGACGTCCTTCATCACAACATTTGCAGAATCGTCACGGACGAAGAGATTCAGGCATACACCGTTGTACTCGTCACCATCCCCAGTTCCGTCACACCATCCCACAAACTCTGTAGGGTGAAAGGATACACCCTTGTTTGTCGTTGAGACTGCTGGAAATTTTCCAGAAAGGAGATTCACTGTGTACATCGACTGAAAGAGCTTATTTCTTAGTTGACGAAAACTAACCGGTTCATCACTGATGGTTTCGCCGGTCTCAATATCGATCATGTAAAAGTTCTCGACTTTGGCGTTTGTGAAGTCGAGTTTCTCGAGGTCTTGAACGGAGGTAGTGATCTGAGCACGCATCTTGAAACTTTAGTTAACATAGGTTTGTTGAACGATCCACTTAGGCTTTCAAAATACGAACAGGTCTCTCTGTTCGGATGATTGAGAGACCAATATTTAAAAGTGTCTTTGCCCATTGGGATTTTACGATGATCGTGGAATGGTCTATATATTTCCGAGATTTTGGACGATGTTTATCGAGGATCCCTTTCATAGAGAGTATGCGACCGAGTGATACTCGTTTACATTCTGTAGTGTCCATGATGATGTGAGCACTTCGCCCGTAAGACCATACGTGATTGAAAAACGAATCTAAATCGTTCGGTGTTGTCGTGTCTATAATTTTGATTTTATGCTCTAAGATCATTTTTATAACTACATACAAAAATAGTTATAAAAATGTTCCAAACGGGTCTCGAACCCGTGACCTTGGCGTTATAAGCACCACGCTCTAACCAACTGAGCTATTGGAACTGGGTGCAACTCGACCATTTTACTGGTCGTCGTGTATAACGGAACACATACTATTTAGTCGTCATTTCTTTAAACTCCTAAACAGCGTCTAGGTAGTCTTCGAGTTTCATCTTAGAGTCTCCACCTTGGATGAAGTTCTCAAACTTTTGGGCAGTCTCGAAGGCTTCTTTAGCCACTTTGACGGATAGAATTGTGTCATAGGCACAGGGTTTGGTATCTCGTATGACGAAACCTGGATTGATGGTTTTAATGTCAGCATCGAGTTCTTCCTCGAGGTAGTCGACAATGTCTTGATATTCACATACTTCTGCGACAACTACGACGGCGTAGCCATTCGTTTCATAATTGTTTTTGATTTGTTTCATAGAAATCTCATTGATCGTCTGATGGTTGAGAACATCCGTCACTTTGGAATATTTCGCATATGTGGCACTCGTGGAAAGTCCAGTGACCCGATCACCGGGTGTTTCTACAAAGACGATGGAGTTTGTAGTCGTAGCTTCTGTGTATGCATAGTCGATGTACCTCGCGAACTCTTGAACTGCGGTTTGAAAGCCGATGGATTCCATGCCTGGAATGTCATTGAAAATGGTCTTGGCGATGCCCACGATGTTCGTGTCGATACGTTCATCGAGAGCTAGACGTGCAGCACTCTTCATCGATTCGTTGCCACAGATACAATAGAGACGATCGATGTCTTCAATTGTTTCGAGAACTTTCTCGATATCTACAGGTTCACATGAAACTCTCAGAATTGAACCTGGACCTTCATCAATCTTTTTACGTGACAGTTCCGTTCGAATATTATTGTTGAGTCCTCGAAAACCTTCATTGAACCCGATAATCCTATTGTCCTTGGAACTTTCGAGACGATTGAGAGTGTGGATAATGTTGTTGACGCCCGGACACACACCACCAGCGGTGAGGATTCCTACGTTCATTTGATATTTATAAGATTCTTTCTTTTATATACTTTCCGATTAAGAATCCAATAACGTTAGTAAGATTTTCACCTATAGAATAGTGCCACGTGTGTACTTGTGAATTATGTATTCCGAAGAATTGATCAATAAAATTTTCATGTTTCGGTTTGTTAGCGTACACATGTCTATACCAAAGAGGAGTTTCTTCATCTGACTCAGAGAGACATCCACCAAACTTTTGTACGAGTTTGGGTCGCGACGAAAGCCAATACTCAAAAACTTCCCATAAAGCACCTAGTGTTATCCAAAACCAGAACTGTTTGGGATACATTGCACCCAATAAAATGTACAAGTTCAAGTGACCGTATTGAAACCCATAAAACTCCGTCCTGTGACAACCCTCTGTCTTCTTTTTACAAGAACACTTGATGGCGTAGGCTAAAAACCATACTGTAAATAATAGGATCACAACTATCATTTATAATAGGCTGATACATTTTTCAAGATGAATATTTAAGCGAACTTAACGACGGTTGTTGGAAACGAGCGAACCGAGGATAGTGACGAGTTCACCGATGAGAACACCCTGCTGAGACATCACGAGCATCTTGGCACGATCTGTCTTGGGTCCGATATCACCATAACCCACGGTACTCATGGTCGTGAAAGCGAAGTAGTAAGGATCGATGGGGCTTTTAAAACCAAAGTCCTTGGGATCCATTCGACTGTAGAGAAAACCATAGGCGAGAGTAATTGTAGTCAGGAAAATGAAATTGTTGAAAGGTGAGATACCCATTGTACTATATTATACCTCAACAGAATTTTGTCGAGGGAAGTCATCACTCTTTCTTCTGAATCTCATGTTTTTTACACTCTTCACCCACTTTGCCACTGGGTTAGATGCAGAAATTGTAGAAGCCACATCATCACTCATGATGATACTGAGACCGTTGCATACATCAGGTTTATTTTCCTTGTCCGGAAACTCCATATTGAAAGCCTTGATGGAAATAGCTGGAATATCGGGTGCGTCATCGAGGAGGCGGTCATATTCTTGTCGCGCCTTTTGTACAAAGTCGACCACATCTTCTCTGTGTTGAACATCGAGGGATAATTCCATATCAATGTTACGGTAAAACTTGGAGTACTGAACACACATAGCTGAATGTGCTTCGGCTAAGTTAGCACTTTGACTAAACTTACTTATCGACGTGAGGATTCCACCCAACACATTGAGGAATGCGAAGAAGTATTGGATGATCATGATCCGATTCTTCACATCTACAGAGACATCATCATTTCCACTCGGATTGAGAACGGCAAAGCCACCCACACCTGTGATACTCGCGATGACTATACTCGGGTATGACAAGTAGTCGTGTTGTTTTTTGTAATAGATGCGTGCATGATTATGAAGCCACCTGTACCCAGCAGCCTTTTCTGCCCATCTTACGAGTAACTTCTCCTGCTTCTCACACCAAAAATGCTCATGGGGCACATCCGCTTCACCCATTACACTTAGTCAACATATATTTCCAGATCGGCTTTCATATCCTGAACCCACCACTTCTTTTTTGCTGGATCCCATCTTGCACCCAATGATTTAACGCGGTCTTTTTCTTCATACGGAACATTTAGGTATATCCGCTCCTTTACAGGTGTATTCATAAATTCTTCAGCTTCTTTCTCGGTTTTAAAAGATTTATAGACCGCACCGGGATATCCATCCACTTGTGTCTTAGTCTCATCCCAAGTGGTGTAAATACCCGGAATGCACCCTTTAACAACCGCGTAAAATTTTTGCTTCTTCGTTTTATGGATTTCACCTGCAGCCTCCCTGGCTAATGTATCAACTTCTTCATTTTTAGGGTCTCCATTATGGGCCTTTACCCATTTCCACTCAACAACCTTTAATTTATTACGCGTTTCATCGATAGCAATCCACAATTCTTTATTTTTTACAGGTTGTTCTGTTCTAGTTACCCAGTTGTTCTTTTTCCATTTTATAATCCATGAAGTGATACCATTTTTCACATATTGACTATCCGTAAATATACACACTTCCTGGATATCCC